TCTCTCATCTTCCGCACTTATTTTAGACTCTTCAATTCCTACCTTGGACAGAACATCCAAAGTCTTTATTTCCTTTTTACTTTTCCTGTCCAGATCTGCTTTTTCCTTCTTGAAATTATCTGTAGCTCCAGCCTTCAGCATATCTATGATCTGTTCGTTCTCATCCAGTTCAAGCTTCTTGTTCTTGAGTTCCATCTCAGCAGCCTGTACAACTGTATCTGACTGTATCTTCTGTTTCTCCAGTTCCACCTTGGCCTGTTCCAGAGATACCAGTTGCTGTTCTGGTGATTGTGCCATTCCCATAGCCTTGTTTGCATTCATTACCTGTTGTGCTGCTTGAGCCATAACCATTTCCACCACAGCAGGATTTTGTACTTCTTCAGGCGGCATCTGCTGCATCATTCCCTGTGCTACTCCATTCATCTGCTCCTGATATTTCATTACCGAATGTTCCTGTATATTGGCTTCCAGAACAGGACGTAATCTTTGCATGATTGGATTGGCTCCATTCATGGGATCCTGAAGATAGGCCATCTTGGTCTGGATATGGGCATCATGATTCTGCCCCGGAAAGGCTGCTATGGGTATTCCCTTTGTAGCAGCCATTATATCAGACACCGGATCCATCGGCTTTGGTTCTATCTTGGGAGGAAGTATCTCTTCCAGATTGGGCATGTTGGCTGCATGAAGTATTGTCCTGTTCAGGGCTTCAAGATTAAACATGCCCGGAGGTGACTGTTGCGCCATCTGAAGTGCCATATTTGCCATCATCATACGATGTGCATTGCTGGGTATATTCGGATCAGATACAGGAACTATATCAACCCTGCCATCAAAATCATTCTTGAATATACTCCTGTCTTCAAACGGGACATCATAGGGATATTCTGCGGGAAGATAATCATAATCTATCTTGGCAAGTATCCTGAACTCATCTCTCTGGGATTTATGTATTCGTTTATGTATGGCTGTGAAGAACTTGCTACTGGCTTCCAGAAGAGCCATAGTTGTTCCAACGGGTCCATAGGAGGCAGCATCAGAGATAACCTGCTCTGTGCTATCCGCAAACCGCTGACCAGCAGCAGCTACGAATGTCAGCATCTGAAACAGAGTAGAGGAAGGCTCTTTATAGGGGAGAGGAATAATAGCCTTTGCAAGATCCATTCCAGTTGCTTCAACCTCCTTGAACTCACCGGGGGAAATAGGATCGTTGTCACCAACAATTCTAAGACCCTTGGCCTTGAAACCTCCGGGCAAATTTGCAAACTGTCCTGCATCGATCAGGGATCTCATTGCAGCAGTTGCACTCATGGTGAGATTGCCAAGGAAGTGTATCAAGCCCAATCCATAGAAACCAAAACCCGGAACAAACCTGTAATGGACAAAGTGACTTCTCTTTTCCATATTAGGATCATCAGACTCATAGTTTCTACGAATGCTCAGTACCTGTCTACTTTGTTCTTCAACAGTTACAATATAGGGGAGTGATTGGTCTTTATCTTCAATATCAAGATAACAGTGTTGTTCAAGCAATACATACTGGGGATCCTTGTCAGCAGAGGGAGACATTCCCAGTATGGTATCTATCTTCTGTGTGAAGGATGTAATGCTGGACTGATTAGGAAGAGGAAGCTCCATATCCTGATAAACACCTGCTATAACATCTTTTTGAAATTCTACGGGACTTCTATAAATTACATGCGTATATCTGTCTGCATTCCTGAGATCAGTTGCATAGTAAGAGACATAAAACTGATCAATGGGAATAAATTCAGAGATGGGACGTTTAAGTATGGAACTATAATATATCTTTTTAAATGCTGATCCTATCAGGGGAAGATGAAATAACATCCTTTCAAACTCATCAAAATATTCAGGCATCTGCTCAGTAAGCTGATAGTTCATGAAACTCTGAACTCTGTTAGCTTGCATCTGTTTCTCAACAGTTGTCTTGCCAAGTATGTTTGCCTTTACCGGACCATTGCTGGGAAACAGTTCTCCTGAAGCCTTGGACTGAAACTTGACTGCTGACTCAATCAGGAGAGGGTGTACTGCCGTACAGGCTCCTTCAAAAGGTTCTGATCCCGGCTCAAGCTTGAGTCCCAGCAGATCAAATCCCCTTTCAAACATGGACTCCCATTCTCCTCTGGAATCCTTGTCTGCCTGATAATTGTCTATAACATCTGTAGCTATCTCAAACAGTGCTGCCTCATCCAGAGTTTCTGTCAGATCTCCATACCATTCCGCTATATCTTCTGAAGGCTCCATTACCACTTCTTCACTTGCAAAGTCTACTATTACTCCACCATCATCATCCATTTCAAAGGTGGCATCAATATCAGTTTCTGGAGCCATAGGAACTACATTGGGAGCAGCTTCCTGTGGTATCATATCACTTGGGTTTTTTTCTACAGCCATTATACATCCTGTGTTAATAAATTGTTAGGTCCATAAATATTATCACGAAGAGCCAGTGAAAAAGGATTTTGTCTGGGAGGTTTAGGCTTGTCAAAATATCCTGCCATTGTTCCATAAATATTGGCCGTATCTTCTTCCGGTGCTATAGGCAATGAAGCTACCTGTTGTTGAGAAACAGGTTGAGCCTCTTCCACTATATTTGGCCCATGATATATTGTAGGAGCAGTGCTTTCTATAGGAATAGGAGATGTTGGATATATATTAAAATCCAGTATATCCCTGATAGAATCCATCACAGTAGGATCTGTAGCTATAGCTTCTTCTCTGGCCTTGTCTGCTTCATGCTTACTTCTATGATCATAGACTGATGTATTATCTAAAGATTCATGTGCCTGTTCCAAAAGCCATCCTGTTCCTTTTTCTAGAGGATTTGAAACAAAGTCAACAATATGGCTTGCCGCCGTAATCCCTTCTTCAGCAAGATCCATAATAGACGTTCCATCCGGACCTTTTGCTGTTAAGTCATCAGGTACTAATGAAAAAAACTTTTCACTAATTTGGCTCTTTATGTCACTAATAGCATCTGACTCTGTTATCGTACCCTTTTTTGGATTATATTTATATCCCTGAGTCGCAAGTTGTAGTGGAGTAAGTATACCAATATTCAACATTATGCCAAGTCCTTGGAAGGCTCCCTTTGTTCTGCCCTCTGCAAAAGCCCCTGCTACCTCTCTGGCTTGTGCGTTGGAATTAAGAGAAAAACCAAGAGAATTTACTGGAGGATCTTCACCAAATTGTGCCTTATATGACTTTGCTACTTCAGCAAATGTTATTCCCGGTTTTGCATTACCAAGCATCTGAATAAATTTTTCAGAAGCCAGCCCCTTCTTTCTTTGGAAGTAATTATCAGTAAGATGTCCCAAACCAATTAATATGCCGGGATCATAATGCGCCCTGTTTAATCCATTACCGGGAGTCCATGCTTCCAGAGAACTTCTCATATTCTTGCCAAAAGTATCAAGCTCACCAGCAGTCTCCATTGTATTGGCAAATTCCATTCCTATTCTCTGTAAATCTCCCTTATCTATGGCACTTTGTATTAAATCAAAATATCGTTGATCTTCAAAACCTTCTTTTAAATGATAAGGATTCCAATGTTCTGGTCCAAAATATCTAGGACTTTCCCTATCCAGCATATTATTCAATGCCGTATATCCTTCAGGCGTATTAAATATAGTATTATAACTAGCATGTACTCCCAATTTTTCTGCAAGACTCTCTATAGTATCAGGATCTATATATCTTGTATCCCTGTCAAGACCGGGTTCATACCATTCATCAAAGGTATCCTCATCTTCATCATCATCAAATCCCATGCCATACATAGTTACTCTGCCAGCTACCGGAGGAGAACCTTCTGGTCTATCGTCTGCGGATATTAGCGAAGCAATCGAACCAGCTCCGGGGTCATCACCAATATCAACATCAGCAAATCCACCATGATCACCTCCAGCAGCATCGGTAAAGGATCCTCCAACTATATCTGCCCCTGCCCAATCTCCTAAATCACCACCCTCCTGTCTATAAACAATGTTCTCACCTAGTCCTGCTAGTCCTGTGGCAATCTGTCCTCCTTGTTTATATTCATCTACTTTAAATTTCCTAGTAGTTGGATTTTTTGCTAATACAAGAGGACCAATTTGAATAACTTCTTCTGCATCTTCTACTACAGATAATTTAGGAATAGTTCCTTTAGCTTCTCTAGTATAAAAAACTCCATGTCTTCTAGGATCATATCCTACTTGTATCCAATCAGGATCATCTAATAATTTTTTAGCATATTTTTGTAATTCTTCAGGATTATGATTAGACCAACCACCTTCTATTTCTCCAAAAGTATTCTTAGGTTTTTTACCTATACCTACCTGAGTAGCTAGATGTGTTCTAGGGTTAAATTGAACTCTTCCTCCTTCTCCTCCTTTAAAGTATCCTGTCTTTGCATAAACATTATTACTTCCTTTTGGACCTAATGTAACAACCCATTTATCAAAATCTTGATAAGCAGGAATATCTAATCTAGAAGTAGTTATTATTCCATCCTCAATACTTTTATTTTTATAGAGAATAGTACCCCTACCAACTTTATCATACTTAGAATCTTTAAATAATTTACCTGCTTGCGCTCTTAATGAAAAAGCTATATCTTTAAAAGTAGGAATTTCAGGAACAGTGTCCCACCGTGTAATAGGTTTTAAATTTTCTACATTAGAAATATGTTCTTCTATGTCTATCTTATTAGCTAACTTCTTTTGTACAGATTCTTGTAATTCATTTAAACCCTCCTTACCTATTTCTTTATAACCTGACCCTGTATGAAGGTCTTTCCAATCTATTATATCTTTAGATGTTATACCCAAAACTTCTTTTATATCTCTACCTTCATTTTTTTTATAGACTGTCTACCTTCATTCACTCTTTCTAACCTCAAAGTGAGGAAAGTCATCGAATCGATTATCCATAACTTGGAAATCCATATCCCAATCCCCACCCCATCGTACCTTAATGCCGAGTTCAGAACCTATCCCTATAATCATCCCAGCTAAAAACGTGAAGCGTTCCCTGTTCTTCCATTTTATCGGGTAAGGAGCCAAATGTACGGCTCTCGATGGTTTGAAATTAT